GCCGCCACCGCTGCCCGTTTCAACTGCGAACCCTGACTCGCCAAGTAAATCTAAACCTGTATCTTTGCAAAGCTTACTAAACGATTCTACTCCGCCATTTCTTGCGTCAACGTCAATAATTAAATATCCATCGACCAACACACCGAAGCCCGTTTTAAAATGATCTAGTTCTTCCATTGTTTCTAGCTGCTCGTCTGACCATTCAGGCGTGTGCTGCCAGTTTGATGCTATTGGATGCTTACCAGCGGCTTTACATTCTTTATCACCGCAAGAGCATTCGCCAGCTATTAATTTATGTAGGCCAAACACACGAAAACCCGCGTCTATATATCCGTATTGATTCATAAATTAAGCCTCTAAGTAGTTAGATAGCTTTACTATTGTGTCATAAGAAGGGTTTTTTATTTTGCCGCTTCTTATTGCGCTTATGAATGGTCGAGTTAATCCGCACCCTTGGGACACCTTTGTTAAATTCCTATCATCCAGTTTCTTTATAATTTGTTCTAGAGTTAACATTTTTTAGCCTTTTCGTTATTTAGTGTTGACAGTATCGTATAAGATGGGCTACATTGTCAACCGAAGAGTAGAAAAGAGGAGAAAATGTATGTCTATTCTAAACACGATTGGCAAACCTGCTGATCGCCCCGTCATTATGACAATATGCGGTGATTCTGGAATGGGTAAAACCACGCTAGCGTCAACGTTTCCGAAACCAATAGTTATTCGCGCCGAAGATGGGTTACAGTCAATTAAAGCTGATTGCAGGCCTGATGCGTTCCCTATGTTATCAACAGTGGATAACTTATGGGAGCAATTAACCGCTTTAGTAAAAGAAGAACATGATTACCAAACCGTAATTGTTGATTCTGTTACTGCATTGGAGCGTATGTTTATTCAGTATGTTATCGATAGCGACACAAAAAAGCCCCGTTCGATAAATCAAGCGTTAGGCGGTTATGGAGCTGGGCTTGCGGCTGTGTCAGCAATGCATCAACGAGTTAGAAAGGCTTGCGGTGTGTTAAACGAGCGCAGAGGTATGCACGTTGTATTTGTTGCTCATGCTGATGTTGAAACGCTTGAACTCCCAGACCAAGACCCATACAGCCGTTATTCTTTGCGGCTTGGTAAAAAGTCTGTAGCGCCTTATGTTGATGATTCTGACATTGTTGGATTTATTAAACTGCAAACTTTCACCACTGGCGACGGTGAGCGCAAAAAAGCAATATCTGACGGTTCGCGCTTGCTTGTTACTTACACCACTGCCGCAAACGTATCAAAAAACCGTTACGGCATCACCGAAGATTTATTAGTAGAAGAGGGTGTAAACCCTTTGATTGATTTAATCCCATCATTAAAAGAGAGTAAATAATTATGTCATTTTGGAACTTAAACGAAACAACAGAAGCATTACCACAAAACGGCGATTTCAACGCAGGCGGCGGAGATATTGAGTTAATCCCTAAAGATACTCAGGTGAAAGCAGCACCTGACGAAGCAAAATGGGACAGCAACCAAGAAGGAGATAGATATATTTCTCTGCGCTGGTCAGTGTTAGCGCCAGAAGAATACAAAAACCGTAAGGTATTCCAAAAACTTTGGGTGTTAGGTAACGATCCAAACGCAAAAGACCCAGCGAAAAAAGGCGACAAAGCCAAGCGCATGTTAGCAGCTATTGCTCATAATGCAGGTGGTGGATTACTAAAAGTCGAAGGCGAACCAACAGACCAAGACTTGCAGAAAAACCTACTAATGAAGCCTATGGCGTTGACATTACAGCAATGGGAAATGGGAGACGCAAAAGGTAATTGGGTTCAACAGGTTTCACCACTTGGCACTACTGCAAAGAAAAAAGAAGCGGCCGCGCCTAAAAGTGACGATGACATTGGGTTTTAATTAACGGAGACTGGCGCAGAAATGCGCCTTTTATTTGGTTATGTTTAAAAAACAATCATTATGGTTTCGAGGTTTAAAGTACGCAGAAGAAATTGGCGCAAGAGAAGCCGAACAACAATTAATGATGAATGAATTTGATGATTGTTGCCGAGATTTTGATGTTGGAGTTGCGGACTACATCAGGCACGCTAAAAATAATTTTGGAGCGATTAATGGAACAACGAAGCAGTGAATGGTTTACGGCAAGGCGCGGAAGAATAACAGGAAGCGCGGTAGGTGCAATACTTGGCTTATCGCCTTGGTCTAAACCAGAAGATGTAATGCGCAGAATGGTGCGAGAATACCACGGGCAACCAAGAGAGTTCAAAGGCAATGCCGCCACAGAGTGGGGTACAGCAATGGAAGAACATGCCATTGCAGATTTTGAGCTTGAGAAAGGCTATGATGTTTTACCAGCTCCATTTGTGCAATGGACTGAGGATTGGCTAGGTGCAAGCCCTGACGGGTATATCGGTGACAATGAATTGATTGAGTGCAAGTGCCCTTATGGTTTACGCAATCAATCGCCGCCTATGTTCAAGAGTATTGATGAGCAGCCTTATTATTACGCGCAAATTCAAATTCAATTGTTTGTGACTAATCGAGACGGGTGTTATTTTTTCCAATGGTCGCAACATGGCAATATGTGTGAGTACGTCACTTATGACCCGCACTGGATAGAAGAAAACCTACCGAAGTTACGCGATTTTTACGGACGTTATTTAACCGAGCGTGAGCCAGAAAACGCATGGCGATATATCGACGGTGGCGAGTTGGCTATGCGGTACAAAAAAGCCAAGGCTATGCTTGATGTTGCGAAAGATGAAATGGAAGAAGCAAGGCTCGCATTAATCGCATGCGGTGAGGGTAAAGTTGGTGATTTATCAGTAACTAAAGCAAGTAAAAAAGGCACAATAAGTTATCAAAAAGCTATTAGCGATTTATTGCCAGATGCAGACTTAGAGCCTTATCGCGGAAAAGACTCGGAGTATTGGCGTGTTACGTGACTACCAACAAACAGCACTAGACAAGGCCAAGGAATGGCTAAAAGTTTGCCTTGAGCCTAGTGTAATGGAATTGGCGACAGGGGCAGGTAAAAGCCACATAGTGGCCTCGCTTGCAGAGTGGTTAAACAACGTAAGCGGAGGAAAAAAAGTATTGTGTTTAGCTCCTTCAAAAGAGCTTATTGAACAAAACAGGGAAAAGTATTTGCAGACCGGAAAGCCTGCGAGCATTTTTAGCGGTAGCGCTGGCAAGAAGTGCCTTAAGCATGACGTTGTTTTTGCCACTGAAAAAACAGTGCTTAACCAGTTGGATAAGTTTTGCGGCAAGTTTTGCGCGGTAGTCATTGATGAGTGCCACTGCATAACGCCAACTATAAAAGAAATAGTTAGCCACCTAAAAAAAGCTAATGAAAAGTTGCGCGTTATCGGGTTGACCGCTACGCCTTACAGGTTAGGCGATGGGTACATTTATCGGTATAAAGAAGATGGATTGCCAGTCGAAGATTGGGAAACAAAAGAGCCTTATTTTAACCGTTTGATTTGTCGTGTGACAGCAAGCGAGTTGATAGAAAGAGGGTTTTTAACCCCGCCACATGCAGACCCTGAAATTATAGAGCATTACGATACTAGCGTGCTTGAATTGAATTCTATGGGCAGATTTACCAGTGAGTCGCAAGAGCGAGCATACGAGGGTAGAGGAAGATTAACCGCTGCAATAGTGGCTGATATTGTAGAAAAAAGCGCCGGAAGGATGGGTGTTATTATTTTTGCAGCAACAAGACAGCACGCATTAGAAATAATGGAGTCTTTACCGCCTGACAATAGCCGTATGTTAACGGGTGAGGCTGGCAAAAAACAGCGTCAAGATATGATAAGCGATTTCAAAGCGAGAAAGTTTAAATACTTTGTCAACATACAAGTGCTAACAAAAGGCTTTGACGCTCCACATGTTGACGTAGTGGCGATAATGCGCAGAACTGAATCAGTTGCGTTACTACAGCAAATAATTGGTCGAGGGTTACGCCTGCACGATGAAAAGCATGATTGTCTAGTGTTGGACTATGCAGAGAATATAGAAAATCATTGTCCAGATGGTGATTTATTTAATCCAAAAATAAAAGCATCAAGTGGCGCAAAGGGTGAGTATTCTGTCGATGCTCATTGCCCTGAATGCAACACGTTAAATATATTCGCGGGCAGGCCAAATCCAGAGCAGTTTTTAATTGACGACAACGGTTATTTTATAGACTTGGCAGGTTCAAGAATATTAACCGATGACGATCAGCCCATGCCTGCTCATTTTGGGCGTAGGTGCTTCGGACAGTCAATTATAAAAGGATTGTCTGAGCGGTGCGGGTATCGTTGGTCGTTTAAAGTGTGTGTTGATGCTGATTGTGGCCACGAGAATGATATTGCAGCGAGGTATTGCGAGCGCTGCAAGGGTGAGCTTGTAGACCCTAACGAAAAGCTTGTGATTGAATTTAAACGCATGAAAAAAGACCCTAGAACGCCTACCAATGACAAGGTGCTAACGTGGCGCGTGCAAGAATGGAATAGCAAAACAAAAACCGTAAGGGTTGATTACACCACCGAGTTTCGCACGTTTACTATTTGGTATTCCCCTAACTCACAGCGTAAGTGGGCAGAATGGGAAATGTTTTGCAGAAACACAATAGGCCAAGTCGTCAACTCAGTAGATGAATATATGGTATTTGTGCATGATTTTGAAGTAAGAAAGCCTGATACCATAAAAGCCGCTAAAAATGGCGATTTCTATCGTGTGTACGCATACAATAATGAGGAGGATAAACTAGATGAAGTTTCCTAAATGGCT